ACGGTCAAATTCAGGTGACAGATATGGGCGACCCACAGCCGGGCGCAATCGACGGCGCATACTTTCGCAAGAATGTGTCGGTCCGTTGCCGCGCAATCTTTCAAAGGACACCTTAAATATGGACAAGGGACCGATCACAGGCGCGCGCATCGTTACCATGCCGACGCCAACCGGCACGACACCCGCCATGATCTACAGTGGCGATGTGCCTGAGAAGGGCGACGTGCTGCAATTCGCAATGTCCAACGGCGTCACTTATTCCGGCACAGTGGCCGACGCTACCGAAGCAGGTGGTGAAGTTCTGGTCGAGTTTACATCGGGTCTTGTCCCGGTCCTGAAATAGGCATCCCGCCTATCCACGCCCATGAAAGGAAAATATCATGGCACTTACTGAAGGCGTCGGCGGGTTTTTGTCCGTCTCGGCAGATACCCCAGCAACCTTTGACGCAGACGGATACTCCGCGCTGTCGTGGACCGAGGTGGGTGAAGCATCCGAAGTTCCTGAGTTTGGCGCGGCCTATTCTGCGAACACGTTCACGCCGCTCAAGACTGGCATCGTGAAGAAATTCCACGGCGAACTGAACTACGGGTCAATCACTATCCCGCTTGGCTACGATTCTGACGACGCTGGCCAGATCATCTTGCGTGATTCGCTGGCATCCAAGGATGAAATCAGCTTCCGCGAAACCCGCAGCGACGGGACGGTCCGTTATATCATGGGCAAGGTCATGTCATTCCCGCGCGGCCAGTCGGTCGGGTCGGTCAACATGGCAAGCTGCAACATCGAGTTCACGCGCGCCGATGTGGAAGTCGCCGCGCCGTAATCCTGCACCTCCCGCAGGCTAGGGGGGTGAGGCGTGGTTAACCGCACCCCCCGAATTTAACCTAAACCGAAGGATATAAACCATGGATTGTTTCGACTCAGTATCAGCGGCAGAGGCAGGCGCTTGGCTGCACCTGACCAACCTTCGCACAGACGCGCCAGCCTACGTCACAGGCAAGGACGGCACGCCAGACTTGTCCAAGCCTATGCGCATCAAATTGATCGGCATGGACGCGCCTGCGGCAAAAGCCAAGGAGCGCAAGCGCACAACCAGCATCCTGAAGCGGCGCGGCGGCAAGATGGACTTCGCCAAAATGACCGAGGCGCAACTTGGTGCGCTGGTCGACGAAGGTCAGGAGGGCATTGTTCAGGCTGCCGTTGATCAGACAATCGGCTGGGAAAACCTAAGCCTTGACGGCAAGCCTGTAGAGTTTTCGGAAGAAGCGGCGTTTGCGATCTATCGCAAATATCCGTCAATCTTGGACGAAGTGACTGAGTTCTTGAAGGACCGGGCCAATTTTTTCGCACAAGCCTAGAGGCGCTTTGTCTCTGGGCACGACAGCACGCTTGGTTATGCGCACAGCCGCAGGACATAAAGCAGACGCGGTGGAGTTTTTTGGAGCGGGCAAATGAAGAACCGGACTTTCCTGAACTTCCATTTCGTGCTTATCTTGCGGAATGGCTGCTGGATGTGGGACCAATCATGCAGGGCGGGACGGGGCCGGTGGCTCTGTCCCATTTAGAAATTCAGGCGTGGGCCGCAAATGTAGGGCTGAGGTTTGAAGGCTACGAAGCGCAATGGCTGCAAAAAATGAGCGGGGTTTACGCCAGTGAATTGTTCGAGTCGAATGGCAAAAACACGCCGCAGCCGTTCAGGGAATAGTCCGCATGGATGACATGGCATCTGTTGGCCTGCAAGTTGACAGTCGGGACGTGCGGAAGGCCAGCGGCGATCTGGATCGCTTTGCGCGCTCTGGTGATAAGGCCGGCAGGTCTGCAAAGCAAGCCACGGGTTCGTTTGGCGGCATGGCGCGCGGCGCAATCAGAATGGCCGCAGGTATAGGCCTTGCTGTTTCGGCTGCTGCGGCTCTGGCCAGTGCGTTTCGCGGCACCCAGCAATATACTGTTATGACAAACTCACTGCGGGCAATAGGAATGTCAGGCATTGGGGCGGCGGCTGCGCTTGAGCAGATTGGAGATATTGCAGCCCGGACCCGTGCGCCACTTGAAGCCACCGCGCAACTGTACCAGCGTATCAGTATTGCGGGCCGTGACCTTGGCGCGTCATCGTCTGACGTGCTGCGGTTTACCGAAAACGTTGGACTGGCACTTGCTCAAGTTGGCGGCGGCGGGGCTGCGGCATCGGGCGCACTGTTGCAGCTATCCCAAGCCATGGGCGGCGGCATTGTCCGGGCCGAGGAATTCAACAGCATCCTTGAGGGTGCATTCCCGATTGCGCAAGCGGCGGCGAATGCCATTGAAGGTGCTGCGGGATCTGTCGGTCAACTGCGCAATATGGTTATCGCGGGGGAAATTTCCAGCCGGGAATTCTTTGAAGCGGTTCTTTCGCAATCTGACGCGCTGGAAGATGCGTTTGCGAATACGATCCCCACAATATCAGGCGCGATGCAGGTTTTCCGCGATCAAATGACGCTTTCACTTGGGTCGCTCGATTCCATGGTTGGCGGTAGTGAATCGTTTGCGCGGGCAATCCTTTTGATGGCTGAAAACCTTGATGTTGTAGGGGCGACCCTTGGTGTTGCCGTCACGGCTTTTGGCGTTAAATATGTGGGAGCGCTGGCACTTTCCAAGATTGCCACGCTTACTTTTGCGGGCGCGCTGGGAATACTCAAGACGGCGCTGATAACCACGGGCATCGGCGCGTTGATTGTCGGGGCAGGGTATCTTGTCGCAATGTTTGGGCGGCTGGTTAAAGCGGCGGGGGGCTTTGGCGAGGCAATGAAGCTGTTGGGTGACATCGCGTCAGAAGTGTTTGATCGGGTGCCGCTGGCATTTGCATCGGTTACATCAAAGGTTCGGTCTTTCGGACTCGGAATTGCTGCTTCTGCAACAGACATGGCGGCAAGCGCGATAGAATCTGTAATGTCTATCCCCGAAGGAGTGGTCAAGGCTTTTGAGTGGGCTGTAGGCGCTATTTCAACACTGTTTACAAACCTTCCTACCTTAATCGGAAGCGGTATCATACAGGCCGTAAATTTTGTAATCGGCAAAGTTGAAGAATTAATAAACAAAGCCGTGGGAGCGTTTGATTCCCTAATCGCAGGGTTGAATAAGATACCGGGCGTTGCGCTTGATCTAGTCGGCTCCGTTTCTGTTGGGCGCGTGGCGGACGAGTTAAGCGCGGCGCTACAGCCAATAGCGGACTTTAGCGGAGAGGCTGCTGTTTCATCTCTGAGGGCAACAGCCGATGGTCTGCGCACAGCGTCAGACGCGGCTGGCATTGCTGGAGACGCGATGGCCGCGCTGGCGACATCCCCCCTCACAAGCATCGGCGCGCTGCGCACGGTCATAGATGAAAGTGCAGCAGCCACCGAAGGTGCAGCGGCCGCTGCCACTACCATGAACGAGACGTTAGAAGACATCGGCGCGTCAGACGCGGCTGGCAACATTAAAGAACTAACCATTGAAATGACCGAAGCCGAAAAAGCAGCATTGGCATATGCAGACGCAATCGAGGGCATGGTTGTCAGCGGGATCGGGCGCGCGGTTGATTGGATGGTTGACGGGTTCAAGGGTGGATTCAAGGGGCTGCTCAACATCGCCAAGGACACGCTGAAACAGATCATCGCCTTTTACCTGAACAACCAGGTTATGCTGTCTTTGGGCATTGATGCTGCTGTTGGAGGGGCAGGCATCCTAAGCGGCTTGCTGGGCAGCTTTGGCGGCGGTGAGGGTATGGCAGGCCTTGCGGGCGGCACGGGCTTGCTTGGTGGGCTTGGTAGCACGTTGTCGGCAACACTTGGCACGGGCGGCGGGATTGGCGGTCTGTTCAGCATTGGTGCAAACGCGGCGGCGGCTAGTGGCGGGTTAATGGCTACCATTGGCGCGGCTCTGCCTATCATTGGTATTGGGGCGGCTGTGTTCTCATTCTTCAAGACCAAGACAAAAACAATCGACGAAGGAATCCGCGCAACGATTGACATGGAAGACGCCATGTTTCAATCGTTCAAGGAAATCGAAAAGTCGCGTTTCTTTGGCCTATCTAAAAAGCGGCGGACCACGTTTAGCGAAATGTCAGGGGAACAATCTGAGCCATTCCAAGACGCGGTTTTCGGCATCCGTGAAAGCGTCATTGGCGCAACCGAGTCGCTTGGCGTTTCCATTGATGTTTTTGACGGGTTCAGCCACAAGTTTGAACTATCGCTCAAGGGGCTAGACGAAGCCGCACGGCAAGCCGCGATTACAGAAGAATTTACGCGCATGGGCGACAGCCTGGCGAACCTTGTGCCTCACATCACCAGCATGAACGAGCTGTTTGCGGTGGCGGCCAACCGCGTGGCCTTGACGGATCGTTTATTGCAGGCTCAGGGCAAGACCGAAGAACTAACGGCCCGCATCCGTGACCGTGAAATGAACGCCACAAACAAGCTTAACAAGGCGAGGCTGGCCCAAGTGTTTGCCGCTGAGGACGCGGCCATTGCCGCTGAGGACGCGGCTAACCGTGCGGCCATTGCCGCTGAGGACGCGGCCATTGCGGCGGACGCGTTGACGGAAGTCAACGGCTGGATGGGCAAATTCCGCCTGAGCCTTTACGACGTTTCCCTTGCGGGCGCTGAAGCGGCGTCGGCCTTTGTAGACCTGTTCGGATCGCTGGAAAACTTCAACGCTGTGTCTCAGTCGTATTATCAGAATTTCTATACGGATGCGGAACGTATCGCTCGGGAAACGGAATTGCTTTCCATTGAAATGCTGGCGCTTGGGATTGATACCCTGCCATCCACGCGGGCGGCATTCCGGGCGCTGGTGGATGAGGCTGACGCGCTGGGCGATAGCGGGCTGGTCGCGTCATTGATGCAACTGTCGCCCGCCTTTGCCGAAATTACCGCGGGGGCCGACGCGTTGGGGGACAGCCTCCGCGCGCTGGTCAACGAGGATCTGTTTGCCACGGGGCAGGATTATACGCGCGCCTTGTCGCGGGGCAGTAACAGTCAGACGTTCACGCTCCAGCAATCGGACGCAGAGTTGCGCGCAGAGATGCGGGCGCTTAACGTGTCAATGGAACGGCTTGTGTCATCGTCGGAAATCACGGCAGGCAATACTGGACGCGGGGCCGACACGGCAGACGATACGCTGGCATTCCAGTTGGAGCAAACGCTATGACGCTGAGGATCATTGAACCTTTCGCCATCACCGAGGGCAACATCGACAGCACAAACGTTGCGCTTGAAACGGCATGGACGGCGGGCACCTATACGCTTGGCGACGTGCGGCGGGTTGGTGAACGGTTGTTCGAGGTGAGCGCCGCCAGCACCACGCAAGAGCCGGGGCTGGCGGCCAGCACCGAATGGTTTGACGCAGGCCCGGCCAATCGTTATGCAGCGTTTGATCTGCAATTCGGGGCTGACAATTTCCGAGTGATTGACACCATAACCGAACGCGCGGGCAGCATCGCCTACACCCTGACCGGACTGCCGCGATTGTCGGCTATGGCTTTCTTTGGATTGCGTGCCACACAGATCACAATCGTCGGCACGCTGAACACGACCGGCGATGTGGCGGACGTGACGTATGATGTGCCCGACGCGACGTCATACGAAGGATCGTTATGGCGCTGGTTTTTTGCGCCTCAATCGCTTGAGCGGACATATACTACGTTTGACCTCAACATTCCAGCCGGCGCAACGGTGACTGTGACGATCACCAACTCAGGTTTCGATGCAGCGGTCGGCACGATTGCAATGGGGATCGCCGATGAATATGGCGACATAGAGGTAGCGTCCACGCGCGGGCTGCGCAGTCGGTCGGTCAAGAAAACCGAAGGCACGCTTACGTCGCTATTGCGCCGGACACCAGCGGCAAAGGTTGGTTATCGCGTCCACCTGAACGACTATGCCGCTGACCCGTTTTGGCGCACGATTAACGATCTGGACGGGGTGGCTGCGGTGTTTGCAGGACCTGATGACAACCCTGAGTTTTTGGCATATGGTTTCGTCAGTTCGTGCCAGACAGTCAGCGACGTTCGAGGCATGACAAAAGTTCAACTCGAAGTGGAGACGCTCTAATGACCGCGCCAGTAATCAGACAATTCACCGGAACAATCCCGGACAAGGGGCAGTCGCAGACCGCGTTTGACACAAATGTGGATGCGTTTCTCGACTGGCAGGCGCTGCAATTCGCGCCGGACTTGGTGGCGTTTGGGACGTTTGCCAACGATACGGCGGCGGCACTGGTGGCCGCAAACCTGCCGTCGTTGACTGGGCGGGCTTTGGACGCGGTGCGGGTAAACGCAGCGGCTGACGACGTTGAGTTTGCGAACGTGACGGCGGCGGGCTGGGCATTGCTGAACGCCTCTGGTTCAGCGCCTATGTATGCAGCCCGCGCGTGGGTGACTTTTAGCGGCACTGGCACGCCGTCAATTCGAGCAGGCGGGAATGTGTCCAGCATCACGGATAATGGTCCGGGCGACTATACGGTCAACTTTGCCACGGCAATGCAGGACCATTATTATTCGGCTCAAGTCACGATAGAAGATAATCCTGACTATAATAGTTACTATTGGCAACCCGCAGGATTTACCAAGACTGCTTCATCATACCGCTTTAAGCAATTGGACGGTAATTTCGGGGAGGGTAGAGACAGCGAAAGTTCCAACGTTACAATACTCCGCTGAAAGGAAACCAAAATGGATAAGCGCATCATTTACCAAAACGACGAAGGCGGCGTGGCAGTTATTATTCCCGCTGACTGCGGACTGACGATTGAAGAAATCGCCGCAAAGGACGTGCCAACTGGCAAGCCCTACAAGATTGTGGACGTGGCTGACATTCCAGCAGACCGCGAATGGCGCAATGAATGGTCCGTTGACGAAGCTGATTTGACCGATGGAGTGGGCGCATGATTATCAAGATTGGCAGACCCGACCCCGCAATCGCACTGGCGCAAGCCCGCGCCGCCGCATCCATGCCCCGCCTCGACTTTGCCAAGATTGCCTTGCGCGAGGGTTGGATTACGGCGGCAGAGGCAAAGGCGTGGGTGCCGGGTAACGCATTGCCCCAGATCGTCACCGACATAATCGCGCAGCACATCGAGGGCGCGGACAAGCAAGTTATCGCGGAAATTAACGCGCTTGGGCAAATGGTAGTCAACCGCAATGACCTTCTGCTGCGCCTGTTGATGCTGTCCAAGAAAGTCACCGATGCACAGATGGACGCACACTTTGGAGTTGCCGAATGACACGCGCCGCCTACATCCTGCTCAGATTTGCTGAGATGGTCATATCGTCCAACAGCCGTTTGTACAATGCAGTGATACACAGCGGATCAACCCACCAGACGACCAGCGCACGGGCGCACATTGACGGGAAGACAGACCCGGAATGGGCGCGGCGTCGGG